CTTTTCGAAAATTTATTCGAATAAAGCTGACACTAAGTGGCATAAAACCAATAAAAAGGTCCGTCGAGCCACCATGTCTAGATTTTCTCGTATTATTGAACGTATTAACATGTTCATTAGTAACGAGTTACATCTGGCATGAGGTTGCCCATCCAAGGTTGATGTGAGCGGGATAGCTCTGTTGGGCGCTGTTTCCCATAGTCCTGATCAGGACACGTGGGACAGAATACAACAAGAGGATCCTAGATATGCTCAACTGGCCATCAACTGGAGGAAAGAGGTAGCCAGAGAAAGGAAAGTGTACGTTGTTGAAGGGCTGTCGCCAGAGGGCAGGACCCTAACAACGAATGATGCTGATTGCTTAACCACTGCTGCTGCCATACTGGAAAGGATGATATACGCTAAAATTAATGGCACGTTAATTAAGCGGCAGGGTAAAGCATATGAGCATTATCAGGAAGAATTAGGAGAGTTTAAATCTCGTTTGGTGAAGTCAATTGGACAAATTATCACCCCTGTTGAGCCACATGAATTTGTGGATTTGTACAAGGGTCGTAAGCGTACCATATATGATAGTTACCTTGATGAATTTATAACTGGGGGTGTGCAGAAAATCCACTCAATGTTTAAAACTTTTATGAAAGTTGAAAAAGTGCCGGCTAATAAGAGTCCGCGAACAATCCAACCAAGATCACCTGTATATAATATAGGTCTTGGCAGGTTCTTAAAGCCCAATGAGAAAAGAATATTTAGAGCAATAGCAAAGGTATTCAAGCAAAAGTATGTTGTGTATAAAGGCATGAATGCTAATCAAATGGGGGAGAACTTGTTCACTGAATGGAATAGATGATAACCCAGTAGCTATAGGGATAGATGCTTCGCGGTTTGATGCTTCAGTGGATAGAGGATTGTTACAATGGGAACACAGTGTTTATAATGTGCTGTTCCGAGATCGAGAATTAGCTCGGTTGTTGGAAATGCAGTTAGATAACTCTGGTAAGTCCTATTGTGCGGATGGCACTATTAAATATAAAGTGAGTGGTGGAAGAGGTTCGGGTGATATGAACACTAGTTTGGGTAATTCCCTCATTATGTGTGCAATTATATGGGAATGGTTACGTAAGATCGGCATCAAGGGATCGCTCATTAATAATGGGGATGATTGCGTAGTTATTGTGGAAGAAGGCTTTCTGGGCCTATTTTCCGACGGGTTTGACAGTTTTGCTGGTAACCTCGGATTCAAGATGGTGGTGGAGGAACCAGTCTATGAATTCGAGGATATTGAGTTTTGTCAAACCCACCCA